AACAAGCACTAAAAGGAACCAAGACCATGACCAAACGAACAGACATACACCGACCGAGCACACCAGACTTCGACCCTGACTCTTACAAGTATATCGGTGTCATTGACTTGAACCCGTTTGAATTTAGGGACAGCGATGGGCGTGTTGAAGCCGTTATGGACGAAACCGATATCGACTTCGACGAGGTTGAGAATCTCATCAAGCGTGGATACCAGCCAGCAGCACATTACGGCATAGGCGAAATCACGCCAGACTTCATCGTTGACCGCATTTACGAGGACATGAACAACTGCGGTCACTGTGGCTCACGCTTACGCTTCGCAGCGGTGATGGCACATGAGCAGAGCATGGAGTTCATCGTTGTCGGGCAGGACTGCCTGACCAACCGCTTCAACGAGATGAGCGCAGCCGACTTCAAGGCATTACGGGACGCAGCTACAAAGGCAGCGCAGGAATCCAAGAAGGCTGAACAGCGAGCAGCACTTATAGCCGAACACCCTGAGTTGGCAGGAGCAGCAGAAGCAAGCAACTCGTTTATCCAAGACGTAATGCGAAAGTTCTACCGGTACGGCGACCTGAGCGACCGCCAGATTGCAGCCGTCAAGACTGCGCTGGTACGTGACGCAGAGCGAGCCGAGCGGGAAGCAGTATGGGCTACCGAAGCGGAACTGGCTGCGGACGCTCCTACGGGCAAGATAACGGTCACAGGCGAGATTCTTTCGCTCAAGTCTCAAGAGACAATGTTCGGCTCAACGCTGAAGATGATCGTCAAGACTGAAGCTGGCTGGAAGCTATGGGTGACAGTACCGAGCAGCATCATGGGAACCAACGACGCTCTAACTGGCAAGACAGTCACGCTAACAGCGACGGTTACGCCTAGCGACCGTGACTCCAAGTTCGCTTTCGGCAAGCGACCAAGCAAAGCGAGTTTGGTCTAATGGCAACCACGCAGAAAAAATGCGGTCACTGTGAAAAATCGTTCGGCAGACGCATCGGCTTAGATGCTGGAACTTGTGTGCGTCGCCGCCCACCGAACACCGACCACTGTGGCAAGCGACTCTGCTACCACTGCTCACGCGTTCAAATGGGTAAATCAAAGTGCATGAAGCGACCAAGCAAAGCAAAGTTGGTCAGCTAACCAACCCACATACACCCCAACGCCCGGCTTCATGCCGGGTTTAGGGGTTAAAGAGCCAAGCGGCTCTAGGCACTAGAAAAGGAACTAATCAAATGACCGACGCAACAAGCCGACCGGAAAATGATCGTTACTGCAAAAATGGAATGACAGAAAAGACACAAGACACTCCTGACGGTGGGTGGGAACTTGTTTATGAACAAGGCTGCAAGTGCAAGGCTTTTACACCAAGGCAGTTGTGGTCGTGCGGAACCTTCTATGACGCTTGTAATTGTGGGCATCATGTCCGTGACCATGAGTTCCGAACCGATCAACAAATTGGTGACTTCATGGCACAGGAATTGTCCTACTAGATTCCCCCTGATGCGAGTTAGCCCCGGCAGAAGTGTCGGGGTTTTCTTTTGCTTCGCGCACGTGCGTAGAAACTTAAGCAACTAAGTCACTCGGTAACTTATGTAACTCCAAATATATATTTAGTTAAACAGTTACTCAGTAACTAAGACTCTAGGGACTTATGTTACTGCCAGAAATATCAATTCTTGGACGCTAGAAGCGACGGAGAGGCTCTTGCAGGGCGGTAGCAGTAGATAACCCGCTCCTCTGATTCTGCGTACGTCTGTGCTACCCTCTGATACGGGCGTGGTTCCTCTCGCTCCGACAGGCTCCGGGACTTGGTACGTCTGTCACTAGCGGAACCAGCCCAATCTAATAAGCCAAAAGAGGAACGACAATGGCAAAAGATTCTCCAACGCACGAAGCCATGCGACAGGCAGCAGGTGGTAACACCGATGCTCAGCCTCACGCGGGCAAGCTAGCGGTTCAGTATCGCAACATCGACACGCTGATTCCGTACGTCAACAACGCTAGAATACACAGCAACGATCAGGTGGCTCAGATAGCAGCGAGCATCAAAGAGTTCGGCTGGACTAACCCGGTACTGGTAGACGGCGACAACGGCATCATCGCAGGGCATGGTCGTGTACTGGCTGCGCGAAAGCTGGAAGCGACTGAGATACCCGTTATCGAGTTGCAAGGGCTGTCCGACGCTCAGAAGCGGGCTTACATACTGGCTGATAATCGACTGGCAGAGAACGCAACGTGGGACGCAGACTTGCTTCCTTTTGAAGTCCAAGAATTATCGGCACTCAATTTCGACCTAAATCTTGTAGGGCTATCTGACTTTGAAATTAAGTACATGATTGACTACGGCTCTGAGGACGATACCTCAGTGAACGAGTTTGAAGAACTAGACCCGGCTAGTGATTCACTTGGATACAAATGCCCATCATGTAACTATGAATGGGACGGCGCAGCACGTTGAAGCGTCCGTATACGCTTCCCACAATGTCTGATATTGAGTCAGTAACGCCAAACGGGTACGTCGCCGCATCGACATTTAGTGGGGCAGGTGGGTCGTGTCTTGGGTATCGTATGGCTGGCTTTGATGTTAGATATGCAAGCGAATTTATACCAGCAGCGCAAGACACATATCGACTAAATCACCCAGACACTTTCCTAGATGAGCGCGATATTCGTGAAGTAAAAGGGCAAGAGATATTAGATGCTTGCCAAGTAAAAAAAGGCGAATTGGACTTACTCGACGGCTCGCCACCTTGTGTCGCATTTTCGATTGCAGGGAAGCGGTCGAAAGTATGGGGGCAGCATCGGACATACAGCGGTAGGCGACAAGAAGTTGATGGCTTATTTTACGAGTTCACTCGGCTACTGAATGAAATCCAACCAAAAGTCTTTGTTGCAGAGAACGTCCCCGGCTTGACAGTCGGCAAAGCTAAAGGTCACTTCAAGCTAATACATAAAGCGATGACAGACTGTGGCTATAAGGTTTCCGCTCGTATCTTAGATGCAAGCGCACTAGGCGTACCTACGAAGCGTCAGCGGCTCGTTTTTATTGGTGTGCGTAATGACTTGGAAGCCAGTCCTGTTTACCCGCTACCAAAGCCCGAAAGGTTCTCAGCGGAAGAAGCCTTTGTGGGATTACCGCCAGCGACATTAGAAAACGCGCATTGGCTAAACCCAACCACAAAGATGTACCAATTCTGGCATCACATCAAAGCTGGCGAGAAGTTCCAAGATATTGGGCGACGTATCGACGGCAAAGAACGATATTACAACCACCGCAAACTTGACCCTCATAAGCCTTCGCCAACTATTGTTCAAGCAAGTGAAGATATTTACCACTGGCTATATCCTCGGTCGCTTTCAATTCCAGAAATAAAGCGGCTCTCATCGTTTCCAGATGATTTCAAATTGACTGGCAGCCGGGCAAAACAATGGGAGCGAATCGGTCGAGCCGTACCACCTCTAATGATGAAAGCCGTTGCTGATACGATAGTAACTGAGGTGCTTGATGCGTGTTCATAAAGACGCTGTGGCTACTGTTCTTATGGAAGAACTCGACAACACGCCTCAAAACGTCGCTCTGGCTCTGTCAGGCGGGATTGATAGCCTGTCAGTAATGTTCACTCTGCTACGGTTAGGGCGATCAGTCACCGCATATTCCTTCCGACTCGACGCAGTTCAATCTAGTGACTTTTCTGAAGCCCGCACATGGGCTGCTAGATTTGATGTGAAGTTTGTACCTATCGTGCTTCCAGTTCAAGTATCTCGATTAAAGGACGATATACGGGAACTTGTTGACCAATATGGTCTGCGGCGCAAGACTGATATTGAGTGCGCGTGGGCGTTCTTGTATCTAATCCCAGCGGTTACAGAATCCGTCCTAGTAACAGGGTCGGCAAGTGACGGTCATTTCGGTATTAGTAAAAAGGCGATGATTCATTTCAGACACTCGGCGAAACAACTTGACGATTTCCGACGTATGACTTTCGGGAACCCTAACTACGCACAACAACAAACTGTTTCTGCAATTGGTAAAGAGTCGGGCGTTGATCTAAAAGTTCCTTACGCAAGCAGATCAATGCAGGAGTTATTTATGGGAACAGAATGGGAAGACATAAACAAACCGAAACAGAAACAGTCGATTCTTGAATCTTTTGATACTGAATTTGCGTCTGGTAAAGTTCGACCACATACAAATCTGCAACTTGGTGATTCTAAAATAGCGGAACATTTTACGAAGTTGTTAACGAGCGATTGGAACGTGCGAAACCATAAGTCTGTCGTTGGTATCTATAACGACGTTGCGAAAGGTGCAGTATGACATACGAGACACAGATTCGTCCTGACGAGAACACAGACACCGGATACGCCGCAGACCGTTGGGCATTTGATGATGAAGTGACGCGAGTATTCGACGATATGCTTGAACGGTCAATCCCCGGCTATAAGTCGATGCGGGCTGGCATCATAGGCGTGGCTGCTCAAACGTACAATAAAATATGGGGCGACCGTGAAATCATCGTTGATATAGGTACGTCACGTGGGCAGACAATCGCATCGTTGCTTCCGGTCGTTGAGGCGGGTACTCGGTTCGTCGGGCTGGAAGTATCAACTCCGATGGTGGAAGCCGCTACCGAGCGATTCAAAGATGTTGAGGACGTTACCATCAGGCAGCACGATCTCACGATTGAGTCACTACCAATTCTGAGCCATGTGACTTCCGTACTTTCGCTGATGTTCACGCCCATTGAAGATCGTCCACGAATCGTTGGTGGCATAGCTGCCGCTATTCCAGACGGTGGCACATTCATTCTTGTTGAAAAGTTGATGGGTGAGACACAGATAACCGACCAAGTATTTACCGATGCCTATTACGATTTCAAACGTGAGCATGGATATACCGAAGATGCCATACTCAGGAAGCGTGCGTCCCTGAGTGGTGTGCTAGTTCCACAGACTGCTAGGGAGAACGAAGCTATGCTGCGGTCTGCTGGCTTCTCGAAGGTTGAGTGCTTCTGGCGACAATGGAACTTTGCTGGTTGGATAGCCGTGAAGTAAATGCCAACTCCAGCGCATAAGCCAACAACGGAACACCGCCGCATGGTCGAAGCTATGTCTGCTTACGGCATACCGCACGACGATATATCCCTTGTGGTTGGTATCGACCGCAACACGCTTACAAAGTATTACCGTCGAGAACTCGACCAAGCCGCTGCGAAAGCCAATGCGAAGGTTGCCGAGCGACTGTATGACCGAGCGATGGACGGCGACGTAAAGGCGATGATGTTCTGGCTGGAGCGTAGGGGCGGCGATGCGTGGAAGCACAAGCCAGTCGTGCAGCTAGTACCGGGCGACTTCACCATCGAAATGAACCCCGCGAACTTCTTGGAATTGCCGAGCATCACGGACTCCGATGACAACCAAGACTAGAATCCTCTACACACGACCGTGGCTGTATAAGAAGCAAGAGGAAGCTATCTTCTGCGATGAGCGGTACAGCGTGGTCGAGGCTTCTACTAAGTCAGGCAAGACGGTTGGGTGCATGGTGTGGCTCGCTGAACAGGCAGCTATTCACGGCGGTCTGAACATGAACTACTGGTGGATTGCTCCGATTTACGGTCAGGCAGAGATCGCCTTTCGCAGACTCAAAGCGGGACTCGGCGAAGGTAACTACATCGCCAACGGTTCCAACCTAACGATCACACTTGCGAACGGCTCAATTATCTGGTTCAAGGGCGGCGACAAACCAGACAGCCTGTACGGTGAGGATGTTCACGCTGTTGTTGTCGATGAGGCTTCCCGATGCAAGGACGAAGTGTGGCACGCTGTTCGATCAACCGTGACCGCTACCCGCGCCGCTGTGCGTATCATCGGCAACGTCAAGGGTCGCAAGAATTGGGCGTACCAGTTAGCACGTAAAGCAGAGTCAGGTGTCCCGAACTGGCGGTACAGCAAGATCACCGCAGCGGACGCAATAGAAGCGAACGTCTTGCAAGCCGACGAGGTAGCAGAGGCAGAGCGTGACCTTCCCGATCAGGTATTCAAGGAACTGTATCTGGCAGAGCCGAGCGATGATGAAGGCAACCCGTTTGGCATCGACGCTATATATAACTGCGTTGCTCTAATGTCGAACAAGGAGCCGGTCTGCTGGGGCTGGGACTTAGCAAAATCAGTGGACTGGACTTGGGGAATAGGACTCGACGAGAACGGTGCAGTCTGTCGCTCCGAACGGTGGCAAGCACCGTGGGAAGAAACCCTCAAGCGTATTGTCAATATCACCGGCGATATTCCTGCATTAGTTGACAGCACAGGTGTAGGTGATGCGATACTAGAGTTCCTCGCGAAAGCCGGTAGCAATTTCGAGGGATTTAAATTCACAAGCACTTCCAAGCAGCAGCTAATGGAGCGGCTTGCTGTCGCTATTCAGCAGCAGCAGATTACGTTTCCAGAAGGTCAACTGCTGAACGAGTTGCTATCGTTTGAATATGTATACACTCGCACCGGCGCACAGTATTCAGCACCGACCGGACTCCATGACGATGGAGTCTGTTCGCTTGCTCTCGCCGTTTACCACCAAGACAATAAACCGGGTATCGGAGTTTGGCTGTAATGGGATTTCTTGATCGGTTCATTCCAGCGCGAAAAGCTGAAGCAAATGAAGTTATTGTCTCCACTGTTATCAATGCGACTAACAGCGGCTTTACTTCACCAGATGCCAGCTACGGGAACTTCGCCAGAGAAGGGTACGCAGGGAACGAACTGGTCTTTGCTTGCATCAGGGAAATAGCGACCTCAACCGCAGAAGCCACTCTCTGCCTATATGACGCGAACCATGAGAAGATCGACAACGCTCCACTCGCTCAACTTGTTGCGGAACCAGCAGAAGGCATGACGCAGTACGAGTTCCTTGAGAACCTAATAACCCACCTTCAGATTGCTGGAAACGCTTACGTGCTAAAGGAGCGTGCAAGGGTCGGCGTTGTGTCGCTGATGCTGCTGCGCCCTGACCGTATGGAAGTGATGCCGGGCGGCGGTTATTCCTACGAGGTCGGTGGCAAGAAGTATCTGATACCGGCTGAAGATATCGGGCATCTGAAGTTCCCAAATCCCAACAACGATTTCTACGGGTTGTCGCCGCTACAAGTATTAGCAAAAC